AAATACTGAGTTCTGTATTTGGCAGGGAGACACAGCCGCAGCAGCAAACAACTCTTTTGACGGTTTTGAAAAACTAATCGCAGCTTCAGCAGCAGCAGGAGATATTCCTGCAGGTCAGCAAGTAGCCGCTATTGCAGGTGGTTTAACTGCAGCTAACATTGTAACTGAATTGTCTAAAGTTGTAGATGCTATTCCAGCTTCACTTTACGGTAAAGAAGATTTGTTCCTTTACGTTGGTTCAGCAGCTGCTAAATTTTACGTTCAGGCTCTTGGTGGTTTTGGCGCAAATGGATTAGGTGCAAATGGTGTTTCTAATATGGGAACTCAATGGTGGAACAACGGTTCACTTACTGTAAACGGAGTGAAACTATTTGTTTGTCCAGGAATGAGTGCTAACACAATGTTTGCTGCTCAACGTAGTAACTTGTATTTCGGTACAGGGTTACTAAACGACACCAACGCGGTGAAGGTTTTAGATATGCAAGATTTGGATGCGAGTAACAACGTGAGAATGGTAATGCGTTTCACAAGTGGTGTTCAATTCGGAATCGCTTCTGACTTGGTTGAGTACGCTTAATTAATTAATAATCATTAGAAAGGGGTGGGTGGTATTAATCCGCTCACCCCTTTTTTTTTAAACCTATAAAAAAATAAAATTATGGCTTGTGCATTAACATCGGGACGGAAAGTTCCTTGTAAGTCCGCTTTTGGCGGCATAAAAACAGTTTTATTTGCAGACTATGGCACTATCGCTAGTGTTACTGTTGACGCTTCAACAAAAGAGGCTACAATAGTAGATGCTTCAACTCCACCTGTGTGGTTTGAGTATGATGTAAAAGGTAATTCTAGTCTAGAAACAAGTGTAACCAGTTCGAGAGAAAACGGTACTACTTTTTATACTCAGACTTTGGCTTTGACATTAACATATTTAGATGCTAAGACTCAGGCAGAATTGCAATTACTTGCAGTAGCACGCCCTTACATCGTGGTTGTTGATTATTACGGAAACAATTTCCTTTGTGGCTTTGATGCAGGTATGGAATGTACAGGTGGTACAGTCGTTACAGGTGCAGCGGCAGGTGATTTAAGTGGTTTCACTTTAACATTTGAAGGAATGGAAGACACAGCGCCTTTCTTCCTAGCCACAGCAGTAACTGCTTCAGCTTTACAAATTGACCCAACGGCTGCTTAATCAGCTTTTTAAGTTAGAAAATGAAGCCTCCTTAATTGGGGGCTTTTTTTTTGCTTAAACAATTCTACAAATTCGCTTCTTTTTTACGTTATATAAGAGTATGATAATATTAACCACGTCCGCAGCCTCACAATTGCTCTCTGTAATACCTAGAAAGTATACCAGTATACCGTTTAAAATGTCTATCAGAGATGATAGCACAAACATTACGGTGACTTATACTATTGCAGCGGCTACAACGGTGGGCAATTACTTACAGTTTAACCAAGCCTTTAGTCCTGTATTGGTTGAGAATCATTTTTATGATATACATTTATACACAGAAACGGGTTCGGGCTACAAACAAGATATTTTTAAGGATAGAATATTTTGCACAGACCAAGACGTAAACCAGTTAAATGAAAACGCTCATTATAAACTTAATGAGGGTCAATATACTCACTATAATGGTTTTAATAATACCTATACAGTACGATGAAAAAAACACAATTGAGAAACGATAAAGGCCAATTTAAAAAGGCTTCTAAGGTATCAGAGTTTGGCTTTGTCAATCTAAGCACTTATACTAGCCCTGAGATCAAGGAAGTTAAAGGAGAGGATTACATTGAATATGGAGCTGATAATAATTATTTTCAATATCTCATAGACAGATATAATGGAAGCCCAACTAATAATGCCGCTATCAATGGAATAAGTCAAGCTATTTATGGAAAAGGTTTAAACGCTACAAATTCAAGTAGTAAACCTAATGAGTACGCTCAGATGGTTTCTTTGTTTAAAAAAGATGTAGTCAGAAAATTGTGCTATGACTTAAAATTGATGGGTCAATGTGCTATGCAAGTTATCTATTCTAAGGATAGAAAGAGTATTGCACAAATAGAGCATATGCCTATTGAAACATTAAGAGCTGAAAAGGCAAATGATGAAGGTGATATACCTGCTTACTATTATTTTAAGGATTGGCCTAGTATTAAAAAAAACGATACACCTCTTAGGATACCTGCTTATGGTATGTCAAACGAGAATATCGAGATATATTATATTAAACCTTACAAGTCTGGATTTTATTATTACTCTCCTGTTGATTATCAAGGGGGTTTACAGTACGCAGAACTAGAAGAAGAAGTTTCAAACTATCACCTCAACAATATCTTGAATGGCTTGGCTCCGTCAATGCTCATAAATTTCAATAACGGAACTCCAAATCAAGAGGAAAGACAGTTAATTGAAAGCAAAATTGCTCAGAAGTTCTCAGGAACTAGCAACGCAGGTAAATTTATATTAGCCTTTAATGACAATAAAGATAGTCAGGCAGAAATAACCCCTGTTCAATTAAGCGATGCTCATAACCAATACCAGTTCTTAAGTGACGAGGCTACTAAGAAAATAATGGTTTCACATCGTATTGTTTCCCCTATGCTTTTAGGCATTAAAGACCAAAGTGGTTTAGGAAATAATGCTGAGGAAATTAAGACAGCCTCTTTATTGATGGATAATACTGTTATAAGACCTTTTCAAGAGCTTTTAATAGATTCCTTTGATATCCTACTATCTTACAACGATATCTCTTTAAACCTATACTTTACGACCTTACAGCCGCTAGAATTTACAGAAGTAGATAGCAACATACAAGACAAGGAAACTATTGAAGAAGAAACTGGTGTTGAAATGCAAAAGTTTTCTTTTAAAACAATAGATGGAACTGAAGCCTACGAAACAATTGAACAGGCTGAAGCTAAAGCAAAAGAGCAAGGCTGCGAAGGGCATCACGAAATGGAAGTTGAGGGTGTTATTTATTTTATGCCTTGTGAAAATCACCCTGAAAAATTGTCAAAAGACAATACCGAAATATTACTTGGTTCATTAGGTGAATCAGGAAGTCAAATGGGTGACGAATGGGTTGTAGTTGATGAACTAGACGAAAGTTCAGAATACAGCAACGAAGATTGGGCTGCTTATTTAATAAATGAAAAGGCAGAAACAACACTTTCCAAAATTAAAACGCTTGTAGGGCTTAAAGACTTTGTAACCTCAAAAAACAAAGGTTCGGCTTATAGCGATTTAGACTCAAAGAACGGTCTATATAAAATTAGATACAAATACGCAACGGGAATGTCTCAATCAGGCAAGTCAAGAGATTTTTGTAAAAATATGATGGCTATGAGTAGCGCTGGTACTGTGTGGCGTATTGAGGATATTGACAAGGCTAGTAATTTTGAAGATGTTAATGTAGAATTTAGGCATAAACCTAGTATGCGCTATAACATCTTTGAATTAAAAGGAGGCATCTATTGTAAGCATAAATGGGTAAGGGTTTTATATAGGCTAGAAAGCAAAACTGAGGCATCTAAAAACCTTAAGAACTATAAGAAAACTAGAACTATACCTGCCTACGCTTTAAGAAACCCAAGAGGCTCTAAAAAAGCAGCAATAGCAACGGACAAACAAGCAGGAAGAGGAGCATACCCAAAATAATTAGACAATGGCAACAGTATTATTCATAAACAGAACTGACCTCGTACGCAACTCTATCATTGATGGGAATGTTGATACGGACAAGTATATTCAATTTATCAAATTGGCTCAGGAGATTCATATTCAGAATTATATGGGTACAAAACTTTACAGCGGTTTGACTAATGCTGTTGTCGCAGGTATTGACCTTCCTGTTAACGCACGTTGGAAACTGTTATTAGATGATTACGTTGTGCCTATGCTTATATGGTTCAGTCAAGTTGACTACATACCTTTTGCTAGTTATCAGATACGCAACGGAGGGATGTTTAAACATCGCTCAGAGAACGCTGACACCGTTTCAAAGGATGAGGTAGACTATCTAGTGGAAAAGGCAAGAACGAACGCTGAATGGTACTCTAGAAGGTTTATTGACTATATGTCTTTTAACCAAACATTATTCCCTGAGTACACTAGCAACATAAACGATGATATTTATCCTTCATACGATGCTACTTTTAACGGATGGGTTCTGTAATGTATAAAGTGAAGCAAGACAATATCAAGAAATTAAAGCTGTTTTTAAAGAAGATTGAAGACAGCAAAATAAAAAAAGCAAAGGATGGCAAACGAAATATATAGTTCCTCTTACTGGGGCGATGGCCCTTGTAATGATGTCGGTTGGGGAATCATTTACAAGCAGTATGCAAACTGTGGCCCAGTACAGCCAATTATTAATGCCTTTGTAGCTAGAGTAATAGCGGACGGTGGTACGGTGGAATCACAGGCTTGTCTTGAAACCGCTTTAACCTACTTAACTAAAAATCCTTAATTATGAGTTATTACGATGATGCATCACTTATGTTACTTGCAGGTGGTGGAGCGGAAAAGGATGGTAAGGTATACAGCATAAAACCCATTCCCGTTTATAGTAGCGAGTTAGTTATTAATGGAGACTTTGCTACTGATAGCGGTTGGACTAAAGGAAGCGGTTGGACTATAAGTGGGGGTACTGCAAACGCAACATCTGCGAGTACTGGTACACCCCTTTCCCAATCTATAATTACGGGGAAACAATATAAAATTACTTATGATGTTGTTAGCATAAGCCAAGGCGGATTTCAAGTTGATTTATCATTTTCAGGAACAGCATTAGGGCAATTGGTAACTACAACGGGGATTTTTACGGATATTATAACGTCTTTAAACCCCTTGTTATCAATAAGAGCAGTTGGAACAACTACGGGTTCAATAGGCAATGTATCAATAAAAGAGGTTTTAGTAGATGGTGACTTTGATTTTAGCAGAGGTTCAAACCTTTCCGCTACTCGTGTAAATGCGTCATATCTTATTGAGAAAGGGAGAGAGAATTTAGCAAAGCAGAGTAACAACTTTGATACAGCGCCTTGGGGGGCTGTCAACACAAGTGTAACACCAAACGCCACAACTGCGCCAGATGGAACTTTAACCGCAAGCAAAATAGTAGCGAATACCGCCAACACTCAACATAGAATAGACCAAGGCACTACAAGTTCAGCGGGGGTAAAAACTTTTTCAGTTTATTTAAAACAATCGGAAATTACATCTTCTTGGGTAAGGATTGGTGCAAGTGGTTGTTTTATTGATTTGACAAATGGGAATTTATCTTCAATTGCATCGGGTATAATTGCGTCATCGGTATCACTTTCAAATGATTGGTATAGGTTATCTATTACAAAAACCAACGCATCCGCCAACGAAATTATTAGGGTAAATGCAGGTGTTGATGATTACATAGGTGATAATGTTATTGGTATTTTTGTTTGGAATGCTCAATATGAGGAAGGCTTGGTTGCTACTGACTACATTCCAACTACAACAACAACGGGAACGGCAGGAATATTAGAGGACACCCCACGCTTTAACTATTCCAACGGGGTAAGTTGCTCAACTTTGCTTTTAGAACCTAGTAGGGGCAATGAATTTCCCGATAGTGAGGGCTTATTTGATTTTAGTAAATCAGGTGCAACAATAACCAATAATCAAGGATTGTCTCCTGAAGGTGTTAATAATGCATCATTGTTTCAAGTTACTTCAACAAACCAACCTAGAATTGAAAATAATGCTAATGTTTCTTTAGTATATGCTGTAAGTATTTTCGTCAAGAGTGACATAGGAGATTATTTTGGTATGGGTTGGTTTCAAAGTGATGTTGGAAATAGTTTTGCTAAATTCAATATAAATAACGGCACATTTGATAGTTATACTGGTACTCAATTCTCAGGTGCAAAAATAGAGAATTATGGTAATGGATGGTATCGTATAAGCGCAAAGCTAATAACAACTTCAGGTTTGGGTAAAAGTGGGGTTAAATTTGTAGGTATGTCCTTTAATTCACCACTTGTAGGTGACCTTGGAAACAGATTTTTCTTATACGGCGCTCAACTTGAACTCGGAACCTACGCTACAAGTTACATACCCACCTATGGGACTTCTCAAACTCGTGCGTCAGATGTCTGCGTTGGTGCAGGTAGTGCATCAACTTTTAACTCTAATGAAGGGGTGTTGTATGCGGAATTGGCGGCTTTGGCGGATGACGGAACATTTCGTATTTTATCCATAAGTAACGGAACAAGAGACGAGAGGATTTACATTCAATACAAACCCACAAGTAATGAGATTTCGGGCGTAGCAAAAAACAATGATACAACTCAAGCAAATATAAGTTTTGTTTTAAGCGATGAAACACAATTTGCAAAAATTGCATTTAAGTATAAAGCGAATGATTTTGCTTTGTATGTAAACGGGGTGATTGTTGGAACAGATACAAGCGGAACCACTCCCGTAGGACTTAATGAGTTTAGTTTTGACCAAGGTAATAGGGCTAATAATTTCTACGGCAAGGTAAAAGAAGTCCTTACTTTCAACTCTGCTTTATCTAATGGAGAATTATCAGACTTAACTAATCCATATAAAAGTTACAATGACTTTGCAATAACCTTTGGCTTTACGTGGGAATCACAAGATTGTACGAATAATAGCATAGCTGCTCTAAAAAGTTTATCATAATGAGTTTATACAACAAAGCAACTTTAATACTGCCAGTCTCCCCTGCTTATAAGGATGGGGCTATACAATCTTACAGGCCATTAACAAGTGAGGGGGCTTTTGCTTTTAGTAGGGGTTCAAATCTTGCTGCTACAAGGGTAGCCCCTAATGGTTTTATTGAGAAGGGGCGCGAAAATCTAATACCTGCTAGTAATTCTTTTCAATCTTGGTTTACAATTAATTCAGACCGTACATTTAACCAAAGTGGTTATGATGGCTTAAATAATGCTACTTTAATTGAAGCACTTTCAAGCGGTGTAACTGGAGGATTGCAACCTGTAGCTTACCCAATTGGAACTCAGAGTGGCGTGAATACTTTTAGTGTTTATGCTAAAGCAGGAACGGGAGATTTTCTTGTGTCTACTGTCGCTTTTCTTCCTGTTTTGATAAGCGTTTACTTCAATCTAAGTAATGGTACAATTTATTCTGACCCTAGCCCTAGTCCTGACTTAATCACATCTAAGATGGAAAACGTAGGCAATGGTTGGTATCGTTGTTCACTAACACAAAAAGAAACAATTAATCAGGTAGTTATTTCAATTTCAAACGAAGGTGGTGTACTTACTTCTATCGCAGGAGATAATATTTTTATCCAAGATGTCCAACTAGAGCAAGGATTGGTGGCCACCGAATATATTGGAACAATAACGACAACGAAAACAGCTGGCATATTAGAGGACTTACCGAGATTAGATTATAGCGGTGGGGTTACTTGTCCGAGTATTTTACTTGAACCGAGTAGGACGAATTTAATAAGTCAATCGGAGTATGTAAATGGTTCACCCGATGTATCTAACTCAACAATTACATCAAATGCTGCGACATCTCCCCAAGGATTAGTTAATGCAAGTAAAGTAGTTCCAAATACATCAAACACATTCCATTGGTTTGGTCAAGTTTTTAACTCCCAATCAAGCGGTAATTACACGCAGACTATTTTTGCAAAGGCAGACACATATAATCATATATTTATGGTTATTCGTACCGATGGTGGTTCGGAAAGATATGGTGTTAAATTCAACTTGTCTAATGGTACATTTGTAGATGAGATAATATTTGGTACACCATCACAAACCAATTATCTTATTGAAGATTATAGCAATGGATGGTATCGTTGTAGTATTTCTTCCAACCATAGTAGTGGAGCAGTTATCGCTTTATTTGGAGCGTCATTAGGTGGTGCATTAAGTTCTATAAATAATGAATTTGCAGGAGATGGCACATCTGGAATCAATGTCTTCGGAGCTCAACTTGAAACAGGAAGCTACCCAACATCCTACATACCTTCCTATGGGGTTTCTGTAACTCGCGCAAAAGATTCGTGTGTTAATTCAACTGTTGCTACTTCAACTGACTTTACCATATTCTTTGAAGCTAAAGACTTTTGTTTAATAAACGGAACTACGGGGGGAAGTTATGACCAGGTTCAATTTGTTTTTAGTGCAACGGGAGGCGCCTATGATTCGGGAGGAAGTTACCACATTTACGCTAATTCACTTTACTATTATGATGGGACTGCGAATACTTCTTTTGGACAGATTTTTAATAACCAAACCGATTCAAAGTTTGCTATAGTAAAAAGAGGAAATAAAGGTATTATTTACGCTAATGGTGTAAAGAAAACAGAAATAACATTACCAAGCGGAGCAGATGCAAAGGTGATAAATTGGGACACCATTGACCTTACTCAATCCCTTCAAGATGCTCAAGGCGATATCTTTGGTTCTAAGTACCAACAGATTTTGAAATTCAACAGCGGTTTATCTGATGCAGAACTTGCAACTCTAACAACAATATAATATGACACGACTAACAAGAAAGTACGAATTTGTAAACGAAGCCGCAGCAGATGCCGCCATCGCATTATTACCAACCGATGAAGAGGGCAACCCTACTCACGAGCATTTAGTAACCAAGCTAGGTTATCTAGTGGTAACACCCCCAATATTTGATAACGAGTTTGAGCAGATAACCGCACCTGTGTTATCAGAAAAATACGCAGTAGATGTGTATTGGGGCAACGAGGCAGATGTTTCTTGGGATAGCTTTATAGTATGGCCTACACCAATGGGGATTCATACTTATGGCTCTTCAAGTTCTAGAAACGAATACGAGGCGAAATACTGTGATTTGTTTCCTGAAAGCCTATACTGTACCCCACCTGAACCACTCGAGTAAATTTAATACATTTGACTAAAATATAATATTATGTCAAAGATTACAAAAGGTGAATTGCAAGAGTTAAAAGCTCAAGAAACAAAAAAGGGAGCTATCCTGCACGATTTAGGTTTGTTAGAGATACAGAAACACGCTTTAGCGCATATGTACACCAACTTACTTAATGAGCAGATAGATTCTAATAATGCTATTGAAGCCCTTTATGGTAAAATAGACATAAATCTTGAAGACGGTTCTTATAAATTAATTTCAGAAGATGAAAAAGATAAGTAAACACATAACGTACAAAGAAGCTACTCACTCCAACTACGCTAAACAATACAAGATAGCTAACAAACCAAGTTCTGAGGATATCGAGAATATGGAGTTACTAGCTGAG